GCACGTCTCCGCGTGCTCTGGAGAACATTGCCAAGGGTGCGATGGCAGGCAGCGCCCAATACGGCGAAGCCCTCAAAGACCTCAAGAAGGCGTCCAAAGAGCGTCAAAAGATGCTTGCTGATATTGAGCAGGCACGTCGTGCAGAAGCTCGTGACGACCACAAGACTGCAATGGAGTATCTCCGCCGCCGCAACGAGCGTGAAGAGCGTGCAGACGGGTTCTTCCTTGAGGCTAGTGCGAAGTTGGGCTTCAGCAAAGCCGATGCGGCTACTCGGTTGTATGGGACGCAGATGGAAACCGAGAGCCGCGAGCGTACTGCTTCACGCAGCGACCCGTTGGCGCTGTTCAAGGCACTTGGCGACGGCGACGTAAAGAAAGGCTACCAAGCCGCGCAGGAGATGAAGGGTGAGCCGGGCATGATCAGGCAGCTTGCGATGGAAGCTGTCAAGAACCCGGCTCAGTTGAAGGTGTTGGAGTCCACCAACCCGCAACTTTATAACCAGATCATTGCGGAAATCAATAAACTAGGGGGTGGTGCGGCAGGCGCGGGTCTTGACCTGAGCCAGTGGGGTGAGCCGCAAAAAGCTGGAGGACGTTAAGCATGCCGCTCTATGAGATTACCGCGCCGGATGGCAACACGTACCGGATTGAAGGCCCCGAAGGCGCGACTAAAGAGCAAGTAGCAGCGGCTGTTCTCGCCAAAAACCCCCGTGCGGGGATTGCCCCCAAGCCTGAAAGCGGGTTTATTCCCGCTGCCCGTGCAGGTTTTCAGTCTCTAAAGGGTGAAGCTGCGCTGACCGCAGGCAAGCTCGGGCTGATGGGGCTAAAAGAAGCCGAAGCCTACCGGGCTGAGCGCGAGAAAGAAGCCAAGCGCATCTTCAAACCGACCGAAGAGGGCTGGACTGAGGCGCCTTTTGCCAAGCTGAAAGAGCTTGCCGGTGGCGCCATACCCTACATGGCGGCACCTATTGCCGCAGGTCTTGGCGTTGCCGCCACCCCAATTACAGGCGCGGCTGCAGCCGTTACTGCAGGTCTGGCTGCGGGCGCTGCTTCAGCCGCTCAGTTCACGGGTTCCAACCTTGCGCGTCAGATCGAAGAGGCTGAAGCCAGGGGCGAAGACGCCAGCCTGGAGCGTGCTAATTTGGGTAACGCGGTTGCTGCTGCGGTTCCGCAGGCGGCATTGGACGTGGTGTCCTTGCGCGGCATCCCACTGATCCGCAACCTGTTTAAGTCAGTTGGCAAAGACCTGACCGAGGCGCAAGCCAAGGCGATAGTGGAGCAGAGCTTCAAGCAGAAGCTGGCCGACTACGGGCGCACCACCCTGATGACGGCAGGGCGTGAAGGCTTTACTGAAGTAGGACAGCAGTATCTGGAGCGGCTGCAGGCCGGACTAGAAGTAACTGACCCGGCAGCGCGGGCAGAGTACCTTGAGAGTTTCATCGGCGGCGCCGTTCTTGGCGGCGCTATTTCGCCTGTCGGTCGCTTCTTTGAACGAGGCGGTGAGCAAGGGCGTGCCCAGAGGAAGCTGGGTGAGATTGCAGACGAGCAGCGGCGCGTAGAACGCGAAGCTCAGGCCAAGGCCGAAGCGGAGGAAGCCGAGAAGCGCAAGCAGCCCGAGTACCTGACGAAACTGCAGGCGGACTACCAAGCCGCCAAGGAAAAAGACAGCGCCTACAAGGCCGAGATCAAGGCGCTTGAAGCGCGGAAGGACGACCCTGCTTCGTTGGCACGGGCTAAAGAGCTTCGTGCTGAGTACAAGGACTTCCAAAAGACTGAACTTTCGCAGATCGTCAAGGACTACAACCGGGCGGGTGGCGAGAAGTTCTTCAAGCAGTTTGCCGAGCAGCAGCGTGTAGCAGGGATGACGCCTGAAGACTACATGCTTGAGCAGTTTGATGCTGAAGCCAAGGCAGCAAACGAAGCGGAATACACCAGACTCAAGGCGCGTCTCAAGCAGCTTGATCGCACCTCGGATGAAGCCAAGCGCATCAAGGCGCGTATGGTGCAGTTGAAGCCTGCCGCAAAATCAGCAGCGCCGGAAGCTGCGGATATTGAAGCGGAAATCCTGGGGCTGGAGCCTGCAGGCCCAGAAGACGCAGAGCGCGATGCCCTCAATCGGTATGCGCAAGAGCGCCTGGAGCTTGCTCAGCAGAACATTAACGCTGGCATGGCCACTGGCCGGGACGTTCCGGCGTACCTGATTCAAGACCCTGCCGCCGCAGTTAAGCTGATCCAGACCAAGGCGCAACTGCCGGGGATGAGCCGTCCGCAAAGCAACCTGATCCTTGAGCGCATGCAGGAGCTTTTGCGTGAACAGGGTCGAGAAGATTTTGAGGGCGATACCACGCTGCTTGAAGCGCAGCGTACAGAACCCCAAAAGCTATTCCTGCAGCAGTGGCAGCAGGATCAAGAGGCGCTTGATGCAGAGCGCAAAGAGAGCACGTTTGACACCAATCTGACCCGGCTGGTCAACACCGCGTTGCAGGGTGCACCTACTGTGGAAGTGCCCGAAGGGGCGACGGTGGATCGGCGCGGTGCGGTGTTTTTGGGCCGTCTAGATGAAGCTATTGCGCAACGAGATGCTGCCGCCAAGGCAGCAGAGCAGGCTTTTGCCGCAGGCAACCGCGAAGTCGGAGCCGCCAAGAGCAGGGAGCGTGAAAACGCACAGCAGGTGCTCAACCAGATTGAGCAGCAGGGCGGCAACGCATCGCTGATTTCTAAGCTCCGCAAAGAGCAGGACAGTGCCCTGATGGATGCGGCAGGTCTGATTGACGACCTGCGCAGTGGCCTTATCCTGGGCGACAAAGAACAGCAAGGTGCAGCTTCTTCTACCGCCGAGACGCTTCGCGTCCAGGTTGACAAGGCCCGCGCTCGATTCATCGACGCTGCCATCAAGGAAGCTGCAACTACGCAGCGGATGTTTGGCAAGGCGCTGTCTCAGGACGACGCGCTCAAGGCTGCACTTCAGATGCAGCAGGTTTTTGATGAGTGGGTGACGCGCTCTGCGGCCAAGCCCCGTAGCGCCGAAGACCTCATCAAGACCTATGAGCGCATGCCGTCGCTCACTGACCAGCAGTGGCTGAACGCCGCTCTGGAAGACTACAAGAAGCAGACCGTACAGGCGGCGCTGGCCAAGAAGTTGACTGAGCGTGAGGCGGCTTCGGGCAAGTCCCTGCGCGACATGACGGAATCAGAGCGGCTTGCTCTGACGGAGAAGACCGGTGCAGTTGAACTGACCGGTGAGGAGCGCCGCAAGGCTGAAATCCAGGCAGCGGATGAGTTCCGCCGCGCTTACGAAAAGTATCAGCCCCGCCGCCCTGCCTACGAACGTCGCCGCAACAAGGACGGCACGTACTCGATGGTGTTGGTGGATAAGGGCAAGGCGCGTCTTGTCGATACTCGCCCCCTGGAAGAGCGCCAGTTTGGCGCTCAAAAGGCCGCTACTGCAGTACTGCAAGAGCAACTCCGGCAGATTTCTAGCCGACTGGGTGCCGTGCCTGAAGAAGGTCGTCGTGCTGAGTCGCTGCTGCGCCCACAGTACGCGATTACGGAAGCGCAAAAAACTGCTGAAGCGCGTGGTGAGACTGCCGAAACATTGGGTGGTGAACTGCGTCGGCGCCGTGAGTATGTAGGCAACCTGATTACCCGCGCTCTGCAAACGCGGCCTGATTTGGCCCCTGAGATTGTGGAAGGTCTGCAGCGTGCGCAGGCAGCTATTGAAGCCGGTCGTGGTGGGCGCGATGTGCTGACCGCAGTCGGGCCTGAAGGTAAAGCCGGCCCTGCACCGTTTACCGCAGGTTTGCTCGATGCTGCCGAGACGCTGGCCACGCGGGTGCTGCAAGGACGCACCGCCACGGTCACGGGCGGTGTGGAAGGCGCACGGGCGCAAAAGGGCTACGACGCACTGGCGTTCCGCAGGGACGAGATCAATCGCCAGTATCAAGCGCAGCAGCGTTTGGTGGCATCCGGTGTAGATGAGAACGGCAAGGAGTTGACGCCTGCCAAGAAGCGCAAGGCTCAAACCCTTCTGGCTACATACGAGACGCAACTGGAGAACTTAAACAAGCGTCTTGCTGGACCTCGCCCCACGGTTGCGCCTGTAGGAGTTGAGCAGCGTGCTGCTACTGGTGAAGATGCCAAGCTCTTGCGCGAGATAGACGATGCATTGGGGCTGTCGGAAGCAGAAGAAGGCGCACCGGCTAGGCGACTTACCGAGGACGAGCGTGCGCAACTGGCGCAGCAAGGGTTTGACTTTGGTGAGGAGCAAGCGCCTGTCATTACCAAGCCGATGCCTGCCTCAGAGCGGCGTGAGCTTGAGGCCCAAGGCCAACGCTTTGATGAAGAAGAGCGTGAGCCTGCTAAAGCTCCGACCAAGCAGGCTGACCTGTTTGAAGAAAAAGAACTTCCGGCCACGGCATTTGCCCGTGCGACTGCCCGCAACTTTGAAAACTCACCGCCTGTCAAGAAGGCCCGTGCTGCGGTGGAGCGCGGCAAAAAGCTGCTCGCCGATGTAAAAGAGGCTTGGGACGCCAAGGATGCCCAGGACAAGGCTAAGCGCGACCAGAAGATTGGTGAGACTCAGGAAGCAATTGAAAAGCAGCGCGAGGTTTACCGCGAAACATTCCAGGCTGCGCTGAAGAAAGCGCAGATGGCGGAGATTACGGAACGCTTCCAGAAGGAAATCACGGCGGTACTGCAAAGCCTGCAGGCGGTAAGCAAGGAGCGTGCTGCGGCTGTGGCGGCAGGCGACATGGATGCGGTTCGCCTGATTGATGTCATTCGCAGTGCAGAGACTGACGCGCTGCTTCAGTTGCAGTCCGATCTGGCCAAGGCCCTTGAGAAGCCGAGTCAGAATGTTAAGCCTGCTGATACTACCGGCATGCGTGGGTTCGTGCTGTCGTCTGAACTTCAGGCTGCAGCCGATGAGTGGGTCACGTTTGAGCGTGATCGCTTGACGAAGCTGGAAGACAAGCTCAAGCGCCTGCAAGGCGCGGAGCGGAAGGATGCCGCTAAGGAACTTGTGGCTCAGCGTAAGGCTGTGCAGGAAGCCACCATCAGCACTGGCCGCGCAATGTCTGGGCTGGGCCTGCCGGGTATCCGCAGGCAAGCGGGCCGTGTCACGCCTATCAGTAGTGCAGAAGAGCTTGCACGGGAGCAGGCGACTAAAGCGCGTGAGCGTGCAGACGAAGTCCAGAAATTGGCAGACGCCCGCAAGGCGGCTGCGGAAGAGCGCGAAACAGAATTGGAGAATCGCATCCTTGAGATTGGCAACGAGGTTGCCGAGAAGGAAGCAGCGATTGGCCGCGCCCGCACAGACGCCACCAAGGAACGTCTGAACAGTGAGATTGCTGAGCTTAAGCGCGAAGCCGCCATGCTCGAAGAGCAACTGGGCACGCCTGAGTTGAGCCGCACTGAGAAGCGCAAGGCTCGTAAAGCCCAGAAGACTACGTTCAAGGGTAAAGGCGTTGGGTCTGAGAAAGAACTGCTAGGTCCGCTGACGGAAAAACTCCGCGACCTTGAGATCGACGTTAAAAAGCGTCTGCGTAGCGAGGGTCTTTTCAAGTCTGATGAGCAGGTCACAGTTCTGGCTATGCAGCAGCTCACGCCTTATGAGCGTAGGGTGCTAGAGGGCCGCTTTAAGAAGCAAGAGACTTCGACGCAGCGCACCAAGCGTCTGCAAGGCGCGTTCGAGGCAATGGCTGCTGAGAAGAAAGGCGCTGAACGTATTGCGGATATGTACGAGGGTGTTGAAGATGTACTCGACTCCGTGCGTATTGGTAACGAGGACATTCGTTTCTCTAAGGCCAAAGGCAAGCCCAACAACCCGCAGACTGCTGCGACGCTGACTGAAGAATTGGAGAAGGCGCTTGGCATCAAGGGTCTGCGTGCGGATAAGGTCAAGATTTACGACAGTCTTGCCGACCTGACTGCTGCTCACCCTGAGTTCAAGGGCAAGATTCCCAACGACGCAGTTGGCTTTGTGTACGGGCCTAAGCGTGGCGAGCCTACGGCTTACCTGATCGCCAGCAACATTGGCAAGGGCGACGGTCTGGCCATCCTGCTGCACGAGGTCGGTGCGCACATTGGCTTCCGCAATTTCTTCAGCGAGTCCCAGTATCGGGGTCTGGCGAACGCCGTCCGGTCTTGGGCCAAGCGTCTTCCTTTCACAACGGAAGGCAAGATTGGTCGCGCTGCGATTGCGCGTGCTGAAGCCGCCAAGACTACCGCTGAGCAGATGGACGATGAGATCATTGCCTACGCTGTTGAAGAAGCGGTCAAGGCAGGCATCAACCCATCCGCCGTTGGCAAAGACGGCGGTGTCGTTCGCTCTTGGCTGAAGGTCATCGTGGATAAGTTCATGCAAGCACTGCGTGTGTTTGGCGTGAACCCTGAGAAGCTCAAGGTTGGCGATCTGGTCAACATGGCCTACGGCGCAGCGCATCTGGAACTGCGCGGCACGTGGCACGGTACCGGCAAACTGTTCAAAGAGTTCGACCACACCTACATGGGTACGGGCGAAGGCGCTCAGGTGTATGGGTGGGGCACATACCGCGCTCAGCGGTTTGGCACTGCTCGGCATTACCAACAGCAAGAGGCTGAGAAGCAGCTAGATGACTGGCAGAAAAACCCAAAAATAAAAGCGTGGTGGGAGTCTCAACGACACAAGATCAACGGGCTTACGGCCAGTGATCTGTTTCACCTCATGGAGTACAAGCCTTACATCGATGATGGGGCTACTGAACTTGACTCGGTTGATGCCGCAGGGACTCTCTTTGAGTACGGCTACGACGCTGCGGGATTTAAGAAGGCAAAGGATGCTATCGACAAGGCGGGGTTGAGCAAGCTCACTGGGGAAGAAATAAGCGATCTTGCTGCGTCTATGGACTTGGCGGACAGTAATGTGTTGGCCGGAGAGTATCTATACCAAGGACCGGAAAAACGCGTATACGACTACATCAAAGATAAGGCGCTCAAGGACAAGTTGAAAAACGCACGGATTGAGGGCGTCACAACGACGCTTTTGTACGACGGCAAAGATGCAAGTGAGTCGTACTACTCTAACAACCCTGCGCAAAAACTCGTTGGTTCTTTGATGCTTGACTTCTATAGGGCGGACTCTGGGATTGACCTTCGTGCACGGCTTGTTGAAAAGCTGAAAGCAAAAGAGGAAGAGTTTAAGCAAGAGATTGCCAGTGCTAAGAAGTACCGCAATATGGGCGGCAATAAAAGCAATAGAGACTTTTGGGACGAGATACTTGCAGAAAACACCGCAGCGCTTGAAGCATTTCAGCAAATTGACCTCAGTAAACTCAGCGGAGCAAACGTAAAGGAGCCGCCGTTCCCTCGGCCAAAGGGCGTGATGAAGCGCGTACTGGGGGTGCGTCCTGAGAGCGAGTACTACATGCTCGACCTTCCGATGAAGGATCAGAACGAGTACGTGCAGAAGGCAATTGAGGCGGCGCTAGACGATGTGCCGACACCGAAGAAAGCGATGCGCGTTGACGCAAATGCCGCTAGGTTGCTGACAGCAGCCGCAAAAGCTGGGCTTCCTAAGCGCCCAAACTATTTGTTTGCAAATAATCTTCAGGCGGTTTTTGAATCCGGTAAAACGGAAAACAGACTTATTTCAGAGCTTGAAAGCGTATTTGAACGCGCAGGGCTTACACCCAAAGACATGTCGATGTGGCTCTTTGAGCACGGCATCGCAGGCTACAAGTATCTTGATCGGGCGGCGCGTAGTGGCAAGGTCACCGACACGGATGCTCGGTTCAACTACGTGGACTTTGGCGACAAGGCTGAAGCGCCCGCAATTGTTGCGGCCAACATCGAGCGAATGGGTGTTGCGGAAGGTATCTTGTTTTCGCGTCAGCCCAAGTACGACGCAAAGATGTCTACCGCTGGATCGGTGGCTGACCAACTGGTCGCTCCGCAGGTCGGTGTGTTTGCCAAGCTCAAGGAAAACCTCCTGGGCCTGGGCTTCCGTACCCAGTTCATCGACGCGCTTGCTCCCCTGGAGAAGGTTGCCGGTCAGGTCAGCGATGCGGTTAAGGCAGTGCAGATGATGTACTACCTGCGCATGTACGGCCAACGCATGAACTTCACCTCACTGGCGCTGTCTGACGGCGTGCCGCAACTGGTGGAGAAGAAGCGCCGTGATGGCACGAGCGAGTGGGTCATTGAGTCTGTGCCCGGTGTCAACGTCAAGCAGATCGTTGAGTTGCTTGGTAGCAAGGATGTGATCAAGGCCGCAGGTAGCGCCGATGCTGCCAACCGCTTGTTCACGCTCTACATGGCTAAGCTGCGTGCCGACAACAAGGGCTACGACGCGCTGAACTTTGGCCGCGCATCGGCAGAAGCGGAACTCAAAGAGCTTGAGCGTGAGCTTGCAAGCGGCAAGCTGTCTCCTGACGACACCGCACGGGTCAAGCGCCGTCAGGCTCACCTTGAGAAGACCAAGGATACGCTTCCCACCGAAGCCGACATCAAGAAGGCGTTTGCTGAGATCGAAGGCAATCCCACGCTCAAGCGTGCTTTTGCTGACGCTCGTGAGGTGTACAACCAGTACAACCAGAACCTTCTGCGGTTCATGGTGCAGACCGGTGCGATGTCTCAGGGAGAAGCTGACCGGCTGCTCAAGGAGAAGGACTACATCCCGTACTACCGTGTGCGTGGTGGCGTTGCGCAACTCATGATCGGCGGCGAGACGCCTGTGCGGATTGGCAACCTCAAGGACAGCCCGCACCTGCAGGAGCTTGTTGGCGGTGAAGAGCCGATCTTCAATTTCCTCGACAGCAGCGTGCAGAACACGTCGATGCTGGTCGATATGGCGATGCGCAATATCGCCGTGAAGAACGCGATGTGGGAGATGGGCAAGCTGGGCTACGCCAAGATAAAGAAGGCTGGCAAGAGCGGTGCTCCCAAGGGTGCGGTTGAGTTCAAGCAAGATGGTGAGGACTACTACGCCATCGTAGACACTGACCACATCGGCATCCCCTCCGACCTTCTGGTCAAGGGTCTGGCGGGCATTCCGACCATGTTCCCCCAGGCTGTGCAGATGATGGGCATACCCGCCCGGTTCCTGCGCCGTGCAGTGACGGCTACTCCGGTGTACGCGGCGCGTCAGTTGTTCCGCGATTCACTAGCGTCCTACATTGCGGGTGGCTCGGATGCCGCTCCTGTCCTGGGTGCGCTCAAGCAAATTGGCAGGGCCAGCGACATCAATAGGCGCGGGGTCACAGGTGGGCAGGTGTTTACCGGCACGACCGAGGACAAGGCCCGTCTGCTCCAAGAGATGCAAGAGGGCCGCTCTGGTTGGGCCAAGGCGTTCTCCAGAATGGAAGCGATGTCGATGGAGGCTGATGCCGCCACCCGCCGCGCTCAGTACGAGAGCTACATCAAGCAGGGCATGTCGGAGATGGAAGCCACGTTCATGACGTTGGAGTCCATGAACTTCACCCGGCGCGGGCTGTCACCTAGCGTGCAGATGATCACGTCCATGATTCCGTTCATGAACGCGCAGATTCAGTCGCTGGATGTTCTGTACCGTTCGCTGCGTGGCCGGATGCCGTTCAATGAGCGCCTGCAGGTTCGGGAGAAGTTGATTGCGCGGGGCATGATGTTGGCAGGCATGTCCATCATGTACGCCCTGGCGATGCAGGACGACGAGGCATACCAGAACGCTCGGCCTGATGAGAAGTACAACAACTGGTTTGTGCCGATCCCAGGCACCGACGACAAGCTGCGCGTACCCATCCCGTTTGAACTGGGCTACATCTTCAAGGCGCTGCCCGAGGCAGTCATCAACGGGCTGTACGCTAAGCGCGGCGCGGATGAGGCGTTGGATGCAGCCAAGAGAATCTTGATCAACCTCATCCCTGGCGGCAGCAACTACGGCATCCCGCAGGCGGTCAAGCCGCTGATCGAGGTGGGCCTGGGCAAATCCTTCTTCACGGGACGCGACCTTGAGTCTGGTGTTGAGCAGAAGCAAGAGCCTTGGGCACGGTACCGGGACAACACGTCTGAAGCGGCTAAGCTGCTTGGCTCGTGGTTCAACATCTCTCCGATCAAGATCGAGACGCTGGTCAGCGGCTACACCGGTAGCCTTGGCATGGCGCTCATGCAGTCGCTGAATGTCCTGGCGCCAACACCCGAGACGCAGAAAGCGGAGCGCAGGCTGTCAGAGATTCCGGTTGTCGGCACTGTGTTCCAGCCCAAGGATGCGTCGGGCATCATCGACGATACCTTCGACCAGATGAACAAGTACTCAGAGGTCAAGGACACCTACGATGCGCTTGTTAAGCGTGGAGAACTGAGCAGAGCAGACGCCTACCTGCGCAGCAACATTGACAAGATCGGGCTTGCTTCCGTGGCAGACAACTACCGGCAACAGATCGGCAAGATCACTGAGGCCGAGCGCCAGATTCGCGGAAGTTCGCTGAGTCCTCAGCAGCAGCGCGATCTTCTGGATGATCTGCGTCAGGCGAAGATTTTGGTTGCCACTTCTGCGCGGGAGGCGCTCGGAAGAATAGAAGCCCGATAAACCCCCGGTGGATGCACGGCAGCGCCCGTGCATCCTTCAGCTTCAAAGGCACAGCCGCACGCAGCCCTGCTTCACGCATGGCTTCGAGATCAAGGGCAGGGATGAAGAACCCCTGCCCTCGCTCAATCTTCTCCCACGGGAAGTATTTCGGCACTGTTGTCTAGTTCTTCTCTGCGACTGATACACAGCGCGTGCACCCGCATCTGTGGGCCTTTGGTCCTGGCCATCATGTCCTTGCGCAGCACCTTGACGCTGTAGCCTTCGATGGTGGCTATCTGCCGCCTGAAGTCTTCATAGCCGTAGGACATGGATACGCAGTGTGAGCGCATCACCGATTCCTCGATGAAGTAGTCCACGAACCCAGGCTTGTCGATGCCATGCTCCACGCGCCCCATGACGGTACTGCGCGTGATGGACTGATCAACCGGCTCTCCGTTACCCAGTGACGCCATGAACGACCCGTTGCTGCGCTTGACCACAACGAAGTGACCGTAGTGGTCACGGGTGAAGGCGTTGAGAACATCCTCGGCGTTGCGCGAACCGGTGCGCACCACCTTGCGGGCCTTCTCCACCAACTTGAAGAAGCTGTTGATGATCTCGTCTACGGGGTAGTCGAAGATGCCTGCGTAGTTGGAACCGGCCAGGATTGCTCCGGCGACATCACACGCACAGCCGTTGCCCCAGTAACGCTCTTCACCAGTTAGCGCCCACTCACGCTTCAGGCGTTCGTGCGTCTTGGCCAACACCTTGCGGGCGGTGTCTTGGTTCTGCACAAGCCACCGGACGTACTTCTCGCCAGCCACCCCGTGATTGGTGTTGAGCAGGCGCAGGATGTCTTCCTCTTCCGGCGTCCAGTTGAGCTTCTCCTCGGGCGTCCACTCCAACATACGGAACAACTCACCCTGGGAGGTGTGCTTGCGCACGCCCGACATGAAGTCGTGCATGTGCGTGTTCGATGTTAGGTAGGCTTGCGTCGCCCAGGAGACGAGGTTTAGGCGCTCTCGGTTGTGGTGGGCTTCGGACTTCTCCTTGCCCTGGCCCTCAGCCAGATCAAAGATCAGGCCAGGGAACCACTCCATCTCCTGCCGGGACTTGTGTGTGATCTCGTCCGAGGTGAAGGGCAGCGAGTTCAGGTTACCGATGCGCTGCTGCATCGTGACCGCTGAGGTGGACTTGCCTGTGCGGTACCGGGTCGGATGCCCCCAGACCGAGTTGATCAGGTTCATCGCCATCGTCTTGCCGGTGCCGGAACTGGTCGAGCCTGCATGGATGGTCAAGCAAGCGAACTGCGTGAAGCGCATCAGCGGTGCGCCAAACGCCATAGTAGAGACGGCCAGGAGGTCGTACAGCCCACGCTGCACCATCAGTTCTGGGAACCTGCGCCACTCCTCCAGTGTGCCCGCTGCCCGCGTGTTGCGTGTCAGGTTCTGCAGGTCTGGCATCGGCACGGTGCGCGTGCGGCCATCGGGAAAGAAGATGCGCCCGGAGTAGACGAAGGAGTTGTCCTCCTGCCACCCGTACTGCTGAGGAATCTTGATTGCGCGCTTATTGACGCTGGCCTCCTCCACGCAGGCCCGAATGTACTCCACCAGATTCTTGTCGTTGCCTGCGCCGAACGCAGCCATGATGTTCTGCTGCGCCAGGGACTTGAGCAGTTCGTCCTTGCTGACCACCGCCCGTTGAGCGAACAGCACATCGGCAGGAGCGTTGGGGCGATTGGCCACCATGTGGACGGTGTGCTCGTTGTCCTTGTTCAGGATGTCCACCACGAACATGTCGTACGGCAGGATCATGACCTGCTTCTTGCGCTTGGTTCCGTCCGCTTCCTCCACGATCCGGTCGGCATACACACCACCATTGGCGCCGTATGCGTAGCCCTTGGGGGGCGTCGGGCGCACCACCTTGATGGTGGGTGCCTCGGGATCGTCCGGGTCGCTCGGCTTGATCTCGACTTCTTTCTCGGAGTTGTCGGCCACCAGTTCCCGGCCCAGGGCCAGGGGGTTGGTGATCTTGCCGAAGTGCTTGCACTTCTGGCACACGCCTGGGTTCTCGCTATCGAACTTGACGCAGGGATAGGGGCCTTTTATCTCGCGCAGCTTTGCCTGCATGCGCTCGTCGTCGTACGGGTGGAGTTGGCTCAGCCAGATCGAAGCCTTCTCGCCATCGGCGCAGTACTTGGCTTGACTCAGCCAGCCCCGCCACAGCGGCTCCATGCCGTCATCCTTGGCGTGGTTGACGTAGTGATCAAGCTGCAAGCAGCCGTCGCCATCGCCCGTCTTAGCCAGTATGTGCTTGAACCGCACGATGGTGTTGGCCAGCATCTGCACGCCCGTCTTGGTGGCGTTGACTGGGCGCTGCCCAGGCAGGTTCATGCCCTGAGCGTATGGGGTTGGTGCCGTGTCTCCGAGCAGGTCGCGCAGCTTGGCGAAGAACTCCTGTGGGTTTACAGGAGCGTCGCCCTCAGCCAGTACCTCCACCGGGCGCGGCTCGCCGTACTTCTTCTTGAAGTTCTTGGTGCCAGGAACACGCAACACCCGTGCGGCATCTGCCGTGACGGTGTTGTCGATGGCCAGTGACCGCTCCTTGCACAGACGCTTGAACGTCTCAGCAATCGGCTTCCACTCACCTACGGTCAAGGGCTTGTCGAACGCCCAGTAGCAGTGCAGACCACCGCCTGAAGCGATGATCCAGGGCTTGCCAAAGGCGTCGAGCCCGGTGTCTGCCAAGAACTTATCCAGTGCCTCCTGTGCTGCTTCCTTGCTGTCGTACCCATCCATGTCGATGAACAAGGACTTGATGTACTCAGCGTTGTCTGCGGTGCGACTGCCCTTATCGGCAAACGTCGCAAGCGCAAAGTAGATGTCCTGCTGACCCTCCAACCACTGAGATACGTACGGACGCATCTCAGCGATGTCTTCGATGAAGACGTGCTGTTTTCTCTTGGAGGAGAGTTCTGCCGCGCAGTAGTACCCGTGACCGGGAGACGGCAGGACAGCCGCTAAGAACTCTAGCGGTTCCATAGGACTCCTCGGTTTATTCGCTGAAGGGCAGGGGTTGTTGCTTGGGGTTCAGCGAAGCAGCGGATCGTTCCTTCTCTCGGTCAGTTGTCTGGCGCTTGGCCAACTCTTGGGCTACCTCTGGCGGCAGTGCACCCATGACCATCGTCATGTAGACCTGACGCTCGAACTCATCGTCGCTCAGGCTTGAATATTGAATTCCTGACATGCTTTTCTCCACGCTTGTTCTTTGTCTTGGGCCTTCATCAGAATCTGAAGCAGGCGCTCAACGGTTGGTCGGTAGCCGTTAATCACGGTGGATTTGCCGGTGAACCAGTTGTACACCGTCTGGCGCGAAGCGCCAGTGATTTCGGAGACTTGGGACACAGGAAAATCCAGGTGAACCGCCCATCGGCCAAGCTGATTGCCTAGCGTCTTGGGCGCTGCCTTGACGGTATTAAGGGTTTTTACTGAGTAGGACATGTTGAATAAGGGGGCCGAAGCCCCCTGGAGTTGTTACTCATCATCCCAATCAGCCGCCAGCTTAGCCAAAGATGACTTGCCTGCGGCAGGGGGTTCATCCGACTTGCCCTTGCGAACGGTCGGCTCTACGGACTCGTCCTCTGCCTCCACCGCAGGCTCAGCCTTGGGCTTCTTGGTGGCCTTGGGCTTAGCGCCTTCCAGGGCCAGGGGGGCCGGTGCAGCCACATTGTCCGTCTTGGCCACGGTCATGGTGATGGCGCGCTTGGCGTCATCGGTCTGACCCTGCTTGACCGCCACCTCGTACTCGCTCTCGTCGAGCCAACGCACGGGCTTGAAGAACAGCTTGGGCGCCTCAGCCTTGGTGTCGAACTGCATGCGGGTGACCATCATCTCAGGGCTTGCCTGATTGGCCACCACGTAGCGGGCGTAGGCTTGCAGGGGGCGCTTGTCGCCTTCTTCCTTGCCGAAGATGGACGTGGCAGGCAGTTGAAGCTGCATCACGTCGCCTTCGAGGTTGTTGGCCAGGACTACAGCCAGACGCTGCGAGAAGCGGCAGGCGCGGGACTCACCCATGCCGGAGCCCTTGACGTTCTGGGGGCAGGTGGCGCAGCGATCCGACTGCTTGTTGGCAGCGTCGGGGCTAGGCGTCTCGCCATCGGCAGACCAGCAGTCAGGAGCCGCAGGCGTCTCACCGTCGTAGGACTTGGCGTAGAAGGTGCGCCCGATCTTGGGGGCGGCGTTGACGATCACGACATCGAGGTAGCGTTCGTCAATCGAAGCCACCTCCTTGCCGCCGACCAAAAGGCGGAACACGCCGCCCTTGATCGAGATGCGCTTGCCGCCACCACCGCCGCCACCAGCGAGGGACTTGGCGATGTCAGACAGTTCGCCTTTCTTGGCGAAGGCGGGAACATTGGAACCAGAAAAAAGAGCTACGTTGCTCATGTTGTTTCTCCTTAGCGGGGCTTGGTTACAGAGATGTCGAACTCAGACGTGCTGCTGAGTCCAGGTGGATGCAGGTCGGGGTTCTCTTCCAAGAACGTCTGCATGTTGGTTTGCGCGATGCGCTTCTCCAAGAGGTCAACGGCGTCGTGTTCGACGACGAACTTCTTGAAGCTGTCCCAGTCCTGGGTGTAGAACCGGGTCTTCTCTTTGAGCGAGATCGTGCCGAACTCAGTGCGAGCAGACTTGGTGCCGAGCGCCATCATCTGATCCTTCATGGCGTTCTTCACGTCCTGCTGCTGAGCCTTGATCGTCTCGATCTGCTTGTCGAGGTCTTGGATGGCCGTACGCATCTTCACGTAGATGCGGGCTAGTTTGTCGAGTGGGATGGTGTCGTCTGTCATTTGTTTCTCCTGTTGTTGTGTCAAAGAGTATACATTGTCCAGTTCAGTCTACAACCCCCTTTCCTTGATTTCGCTGTTGAACAGGCTCACGAGCATGGCGTTGTCGTCCACCTTCTCCGTGAGCGCCTTGAACATCTTCTTCTCCACGGGCGAACCCTCGATGTGAATGACGGTCACCTTGTCTGAGTTCTGCCCCTTGCGGTCAGCCCGTGCGATGCACTGGGTGTACTGCTCGACGCTCATCAGCGGCCCGTAAAAGATCACCGTGTCGGCAGCGGTCAGCGTGATGCCGTGCGCTGTGGCCTGCGGCTGCATGACCAGCACCCTCGGGTTGGGTTGCGTTTGGAAGCGCCTGATGATGTCGCCGCGCTTGGTGGCTGTCACGCCACCGTGAATCTGCTCGTTGGCGATCCCGTTCTTGTTGAGGAAATCGCTGATGGCGTCGATGGCTGCGCGGAACAGCGCGAAGATGATGACCTTCCGCTCGGTTTGATCAAGCGCCTCCATCAGGACGTTCAGGCGCGGCGTGGCGTCGAACTCGACCGTCTCCTTGTTGTCGGTGTACGCGACACCGGAACTGATCTGGAGAAGTTTATTTAGCGCAGCGGCAGCGTTGACTGCTGTGATCGTCTCTCCTGCGGCCATGACCAGCATCTGGGTCTTGAGCAGGTTGTAGTACTTGGCCTGCTGCGGCGTGAGCGGCACCTCGCGGGTGGTCGTCAGTACAGGCGGCAGGTCCAGGCACTGGGCCTTGGTGTAGCGGATGGCCGGCTGCAGCGCAGCGTGCACCTTGTCAGCAGCATCGGCCTTGGGTGCCCACTTGAACATGGTGATCTTGTTCATCACCGAGTCGCGCCACGCCGTGTAGAACTTGGGCACGTTGGTCGGGTTGACGAGCTTGGCCAAACCGTACGCATCCACAGGACTCTGGGAAGCAGGTGTGCCGGTCATCATCCACAGGTACGTGTCGGGCGTGAGGACAGAAGCAAGTGCCTTCCACCGCTTGGTCTGCGGGTTCTTGTAGGCGTTGGCCTCGTCCACGATGATCAGGTCGAACCGGCCATCGTTCTTCACCTCGTTGGCAATCAGACCCAGACCTTCGTAGTTGACGATCACGAACTCGTAGTTCTCTTGGATGAGTTCTATTCTTCTGGCTGCTTGGGCGTGGTGCGCCACCACCGCGCTGCGATGGATGACGCTGTTGCCCAAGTCCTGCATCCAGGCGCTGTGCATGATCGACAGCGGACACAGGATCAAGCAGCGTCGAACCTCACCGCGCTTCATCAGGTAGTCTGCCGCCCAGAGTGCGCTTAAAGTTTTACCTGTTCCGGGTTCGGACAGGACAAAGGCGCGGCGGTTGAGCGTGAGGAAGGAGGCTGTCTCCTTCTGGTGGGCCATAGGCTTGAAGCGCCCAGGCCACTCATATCTGCCAAAGATCGGCGAGGGTACGTTCTTGACGCCCAGGTTCTTGAGCACCCGTACCTCGTCCAGACCCCAGTAAACGGCTACGTCGTAGCCTCCACCAGGGCGCGGCAGCACCCTGCTCTTCGGGATTAGGGAATACCTATCCGGGCTGCGCGTCTTGAAGACGAGCAGCTTGTTGTCGATGACTTCCATGTTTCTCCTACTTGTTGTCTGATCGGTTGGCGCTCTTGCTTCGCATGCGCAAGTTGGCCTTAGTAGAGGTGCCGCCGCTGCGCATCGGCTTGATGTGGTCAACATCCTTGCCGTCGCCCTTCTTGGCAGCGCCCGTCTTCTCCATCATGCGCCGCGCCTTGACGCGCTCAGCACGCTTCTTGATCTGCTCAGGTGTGCCCTGGTAGTTGTCGTATTCAGAGCGGTAGTTGCGGGACATGATCGACTCCTAGTGCTTGGGGTTGAGCGTGCAGGTGGTGACGGGGCACCAGCCGCACAGCGGTGATTGAGATGGGTTCCACACGTCGGTGGCGTGCGCTGTCTCCAGCTTGGCCACACGCTCCTTGTAGCGCCACCATGCTTCCTCGGCCTCGCCGCGCAGCATGGCGTGGGTGGTCAGCGTCTCCTTAACCAGGAACACCAGCGCCGACTTGACCTGCCTGATATGGGGGAAGTGTC